GTCAGGAAGCTTCGGTGCCAGGAAGCTCGGCCGATGGCGGCTCCGTAGGACCCGCTCGGGCTTGGAGGACTGTAAGCAACGGATTGGATGCCGGTTGAAACGCTCGACACTGAGGGAGTCGGAGCTTGCATGGCCGCGTAGTATTCCCATTGCAGAGCGGCGCAGAGATGGGGCTCAATGTCCCAATAGATGTCGGCCATGCCTTGAGCCACGGCTTGGGGCATTCCTCCCGCGTCAGGAGGATCGAGGGGCGGAGCCCAAGGCTCCCATCCTGACGCGGGATCGGTCATGCCGCCACCAATGACAAAGCGTTGGAGACTGCCCCTCCGTTTCGAGCCGTCACGCTATGAGTTGCCGCCGCAGGGAAGTCAGCAACCATGCTGATATGAGTGGCATCTTGAAAGGTTGTCGGTTGAGCTACTCCATCGAGCCGAAGGACCGATGAAGCGGTAAAGCCGGTCCCGATGGCTTGAACGGTCACACCAACTCCGACCGCGACCGATGGAGGGACAAGGGAAGTGAGGACGGGAGGGACCGGAGCGCTCCCCGATCCCCCTCCCGTCTTGAAAAGCCGCCCGGACTTGTCTCGGGACCAAGGCATGAAGGATCAAGCCTTCTTGGCCGCGGTACCGGATGGAGCGGAAGCCGTCATGACGCCAACCGTGGCAACGTCGGTGATAGCCCACGGCTTGGCTCCGGTCGGAGCCCTTGGCGTTACCGGTTGAGCAACGACAACGCCAAAGCGAGCGTGAACCCTCATGAGGACTTGATCGTCTTGGAAGGCGGAAACAAGGACCACGCCCGCAGAGTCAGCAATGATCCCCTCGGTCGAGAGGTCATAGGAGATATCTTGGCGGACTCCGACCAGGAGAGCGTCCCAATCGCCAGTAATAAAGTCCTTGGTCGCATCCGGAGCGGTCAAGTTGAAGATGACGGGGACGCCATAGATGCTCGACATGGCCGCATTGTCCACTTGAGCCGGACCAAGCAAGAGCGCTCCGCCCGCGTCCCGGACTCCCCGGAGAGAGGCTTTGATGGCTAGGTCGGCAGCATGACCAGTGACCGGGACTCCTTGAGCCTCGACCGAAGCCATCGCCAGATTGACGCTATCGAGCGGGTCGGTCCCTGCCGCTACGATGTTTGAGAAGGCGGGAGCGACAAGACCTCCGGCCGGATAGGAAGCCGGAGCCCCGGTCCCCCAAATGACGGCGTTGTCGAGCGCTACCGCGATGGCTTGAGAGAGTTGAGGTCGAGCGTAGCCCCAAAGGTCAACGGAGGCATCGTCAAGGTAGGCTTGAGGGATCGAGATGATGGCGGCGATTTCCTCCGCCTTCATCGTCTTGGACGATAGCTCGAAGTCGGTAAACGCCTTCCGACCTCCGACCGAGACAAAGCTTGCCACCGGGAAGGCTCCGGCAATGGGAATCTCGGCAATGCCGGAACCCATCGGGACTCTCCGGCCCAAGGCCAGGACGGCAGATTGGACAACCACTCCTTGAATGACTTGGTTGGCGTAGGTGGTCGGAATGAGCCCGGAAGCATCAATGGGGGGCATGGTTCTCCTAGGTGTCAAGTTGATGGTTCACTTGGCACCCTGATAACCAAGCCTCACGCTTGAGCCATCCGGGCTCGGGACTCACTCCCTTTGCCTTTACAACCTCGGAGGTTGCCTCCCGATCCAAACCTCACGTTTGAGCCGGTCCAAAGCGGATAGTAACCCCGTCGAGGTCGCTTAGCAAGCCTCCTTATCGCTTGGAGCGCTTGGCGACCACCTTACCCACATGGCGGGAGGTCCCCATCGTCTTTGTCTGAGCCGCTCGGGAGAGCGCGTTTCGATGGATGCCTTGCCTTTGCCGCTCGGAGATTCCCGCCTTGCGGGCTTGAGCTTGGGTCGGTACCGGGTACTTCCTCTGTTTCGGATAGGCAAAGGCGGAGGATGGGAGCGCCTTGCGTTGTTTTGCCGTCAGAGCCATCGATCATCTCCCCCGGCCTAGAGCGCTCCGGATGAAGTCGGGCTCTCCCTCGGAGTCGGACCTCGGACCGGAAGGGACCCGTCCGGCCGGAGTGACCGGCATGGCTAGAGCCAAACGGTCAACCACCTTTTGAATGGCCGTAGTGTCCGGGTCCCCGTTGTCAGAGACAAACTTGGAGAGGTCGAGGACCTCCAGCGCGGCGGCAGGGTCCCCGATCTTGCCTGCCGCTGCCGCTTTAAACTCGGCCGCGGCCAATCGGCGTCCGGCCGATTGGATGGCTTCCCTCCGTCCCTCATCCTTGGCTTGAGCGATGAGCTTCTCAGTATCGCTCATATGCTCTTTCTCTAGCTTGGTGAACTTCCCCTCGATGTCCTTGCGTTGCTTGCGTTCCTCGTTGAGAGCCGCTTTGAGGTTGTCGATGTCCTCTCTAGTCGGAGCCTTGTCCTTGGGCTCGGGTCCTCCGGCCGGAGGTCCTCCCTCGGGAGGCTTGGACTCGGGAGGATCGGAGTTGGGAGGGTTACCCTCTCCGCCTTGATTGCTCATTTGCCACCTTTCACGTATGGGCTAAACGTCAGCCACTCATTGAATAGCTCTTGCTTGCTCGGGTCGAGGCTAAAGGGAGCCTCAAGTCCGATCGAGGTCCGATGGTCGGCTCCATAACGGATGATTGCCTCCGGGATGCCGGTCGGAAAGCTTAGGCATGTCTCTCCCCGCCAACGGAGACAAGCCTTGCACAGTATGGGCATTTGCGTTGTCATGCTGCCCATCCATAAGCTTTGGCCTTCATTGCCCGTATCTCATCCATCGAGGGAGTCGGGCTCGGATGAGTCCCAAGCTTGTCCTCTAGGTAGCGTCCGGTATACAGAGCCGGACCTCTCGGGTTGGGCGAGGTCTTGTATTCCGCCCAAAGCTCGGCAACCATCTCTCTATCATTGGCTCCCCCGTAGCGGGAGACTAGGAGCTTGGAGTCCTCAACCGACTCAATGCCCCAATCCATGCCCAAGCGGGAGAGCATCTCGTAGCGTTGATTGGCCGTGAGTTGAAAGTCGAGGAAGTGACCAAGCTCATGCGTCAAGGTCCTATCTGCTCCACTGACGGCCGTCCCGTCCGGAGTCCACCAACCTTTCTCAATGGTCGCTTGCATATTGGCAAGGGCTCCGGGCCGGTACTCACTCGGCCGGATGCTGATATGACGGCTCAAGTCTTGGTAATAAGCCAAGGTGTCGGGATGGGTCTTGAAGTAGGGATCATCACTCCCGGCCCAAACCATCGAGAGCCGGTCTTGAACCTCGGGACTGATATTGGCAAAGTTCTTTGCCAACGAGTCCCGGGTCTGAGCTTCGGCGTGGAAGTAGGAGAGGGGATTGGTTGGATCGTTGTCGTCAAAGCCCCGTAGCTCGGTCCCTCCCCGGTCCCAAGTCTTGGCCCACTCCGCTTCCCGTCGAGCTTGAGCTTGGGCTTGAAAGGCCGTTTGTCCTCTCCGGAGAGCCGACCTCGACGTTACGTGGCTCGATACCTCGGGCTCTGGCGTGCAACGGCAATGAGCATGAGCTTGGAAGTCGGCATGACTCGGTATGTAGCCCCGGTCCGCGATCAAGACGCAAAACTCGCAAGCATTCCCTCGGGTGATCCTCCGGACTCGACCACTAAAGCGATCATCGACGGTCGCATTGCCGTTGACGGTTGCATTGGCTACCCGGTAGGGCTCGGAGCTTGCCGTCCGGTTGAGCCAAGCCCGGGTAGAATCTGCCGCCATCGCTTGGGAGTAGCCTTGACCAATCCGATTGAAGTAAACCCCGGGAGCCTGCCTCAGATAGCCCATAGCCGTTGAGCCATTGGCAACCCGGCCCACCAAGCCGGAGGGAACGCCAAAGGGAGCGATGGCATCGAGGGGGATCGAGGTCCGGGACGCAATCAAGGCCGAGAGGTAGCGGGTTGCCTCCGCCGCGGCTCCGGCTTGGGCTCCGCTGACCCAACGGCCAACCGTCGTCCCGATGAGAGGCAAGCTCCCGGAAGGATCAAGCGGGTTGAAGGCTCGATCCCATAGGGCTTGGATGCGGGCTAGGAGAGCGGCATTGCCGGTTGCCAATCGACCTCGATAGAAGTCCGTCACGGTCGGAGCCATCAAGCGGGCGGAGCCCCTCCGGCCAGGAGTTGAGCATACGGGTCAGTGGCACCAAGAGCGGTGGCTTGATTGAGAGCGGCTTGGGCTCCCTCGTTGGCCTTCATTTGCCGCCATTGCTCAATCTCTTGAGGGGTTGCTCCCCATTTCTGCCAGAGGACCTCAGTCGGGACGCCAAGGGTTGACATCTTGGTAAGGGCATCGACCAACTGAGCTTCGGAGCGAGTCTCAAAGTCCTTCCATATGACCTCAGCGCCAACGTCGTTGGCATACGGGTCCCCGGTCAGGGAAAGAGCAATCCTCATGACTTCCTCCCAAGCCTCCCCGATATGGAGCGCTCGACGGCTTACCTTTGCCACTAGACCGGCTTCGGATGCCTTGATGGCGTCGGCGGAGATGTTCTTGAGTCCTCCCATCAAGTAGTAGGGAGGGGTTTGGGTTATTGCCGCAAGATGCTCGACGTCCTGGCCTACGCTTTCGAGGTATCCGCCCAAGGTTGACTCTTGGAAGATGCCGAAGCGACCGTCCGGGTTCTCATTGGTCAAGAGCCGGTTGGCACCAACGTCGAATGGCTTGACGATTGAGGTCGCTTGGGTCCCGTCCTCACTAGTGATGATTGTTCGAGCGAGCTTGACGCCAGTAGCCCAAATCTGGCGGAACGCTCCATAGTCCGTAGCCACAAGCCGATTGAAGATGGTTGTATTGATCCGGTCTTGGAAGTGGACCGAACTATGAAGCTCGGAGCGAGGGGGACGGATGCTTCGGGGTTGAGGGACTATCTCGACCAAGTTGACCATTGCCGTGTCGTTGGCCTTGACCTCGGGCGATCCTCCGTCCGGATGCCAAGTGACAATGGCGTCAGGCAGGATGAGGACCTCCGTCTTTCGATCGAGGACCGAATAGCGCTTATAGCCTGCCGCTCGCTTCCTCCGGTTCCCGGGTTCGTAGAGGACGGTTGCCTCAAAGGGGGACTCCCCGGTTATCTCCACGCCGGTCGGGTTGTCGTCAGCCGTTTGGATCAAGGCATAGGCAGAGCCGCAAACGAGCGCGTCGGTTTGAGCAAGCTCGGAGTCGGCATCCATCGAGGACCCTTGCCAAATCTCCCAAGCATGAGCGTTGGAAGCTCCGCCCGGACCGAAGCG